ACGGCCGGCGGCCGGGTCGGCGAGATCGTCAACGCCCCTGCCGGCGGCGTTACCGTGCCCATCGAGGTCCACGTCTCCCTGCCCCCGGGCACGATCATCGCCCGCACCGACCGGGTCCCGTTCCCGCAGGCCAACATCTCCAGCGTCCTGGAGTACCGCGCCCTGCGCGACACCGCACAGTTCGACTACGGCATCAGCCGTGTCGCCAACACCGCAGGTGGCGGCCCGCGTAAGGAATTCGAAATCCGCAGCGTCGGCGCCTTCCTGAACCGCGCCCCCGTCGCCATGGCCATGCTCCAGAACGTGGCCTGACCAATCCACCCCGCCTGATGGTTCCGCGTGGAGGTCGGGCGATCTCCACGCGGAGACCCGAAGTACCCCACACCCTCACCAAGGAGAGCAGGCATGCGCCTCTACTCGCGCACGGGCGCGACCGCGCTCGACGACCCCGAATACGGCCACTTCGAGCCCAACGCCGACGGCGGGTTCGACTTCCCCGACGACCTGTCCGACCGCCTCCACCAGTTCGCGTTCCGCGGCACGCCGATGTGGGAGACCGACGTCGAGCGGCAGGAGCGCCTCCTCAACGAGGAACTGGAGCGGCGCCGTGACCCGGCCACCCTCATGGATGCCGTGCAGCAACTGGTGAACGCCGCGAAGACGGTGTCCGAGCCGGCCGACGCACCGGCGAAGGCGCCCGCGAAGCGCGCCTCGAAGCGCGCCGCGCCGTCCAAGCCCGCCGAGTAGTACCCGCCGCCCCGCCAGTCGCCTGATCTCAAGGGGGTGTCGTCGTGGCCTTGGGCACGCCGTACGTCACGGTTCCGATGCTGCTCAATGCGCCCACGGGAGTGGCCTGGAACCTGATCCCGCAGCCGAAATCCGGCAACACTCCAGCACAAACGGCGGAGATCACGAACATGCTGTGGCGGGCCACGAGCATCGTGGACTCGTACTGCCACCAGGTCCTGCGCGCCACCGTCGACAACGAGTACCTGCAGGGCCCGGGGGCGCCACGAGTCGGGATCCAGCGGGGTACGGGCAACGGGCTGCTGATGATGCGGCGGTGGCCGGTGACTCAGGTCCTAGCGATCCAGACATCGCCGAACCGCAGCTTTCCGCGGACGTGGTCGACGGTACCGGCGGGCCAGTACGACATCGTGCACCCGCTGATCAATCAGTACTCGGATTCAGCGTCGGCCACCATGCCGGACGGTGGCTCATCCATCGAGGTGGCTCCCGGCTACGTCGTGGACTGGTACGGGCGGAACGGCCAGCGGATCCTCGTGAGCTATACCAACGGCTGGCCCCACACGTCTCTGACCGCGAACGCTACGGCCGGGGCGACAACGATCCAGGTGGACGACGTCACCGGGTTCACCGGCGCATCGGCGTTCGCGTACGACGGCGCCAGCACGGAGCCGGTGAGTATCACCGCTGTCAACGCCACGACGCCGATGCAACTGCCCAACGGGGTCGGCACCGCGCAGACAGGGCCCGGCACGCTCACACTGTCCGCGCCGCTGACCTACGCCCACCTTTCAGGCGTTGTCGTCTCCGCCCTGCCGGCCAACGTGCTGTGGGCGACCGTGCTCGCTGCCGCCGAGCAGGCCCTCACGTCCGGCATCACCTCGATCACGATTCAGAACATCCCCGGTAGCGAGACCGACGGCGGCAAGGGCACCGGGGAACTGGCCGCGATGTACGAGGTCCTGCTCGATGATTTCCGCCGCGTGGTCTGAGGAGGCCCTCCCATGGCTCGTCGCCGTGTCAGCCGCAAGTCGGTGAAAGCCCTGAAGGTGAAGGCGCACAAGACCCGTGTGGCCAGGGCGAAGGACGTCCACGTCGGACGCAGGACCGGTACGCACGTCCACACCGTCAACGCCCCGAAGACCTGGTGACGTGCTGTGCCACTGTCTTCAGTTCAGCTCTATCTGAAGGGGCTCCTGGATGGCATGCCGGTGCCCAGCCCAACCGGAGGCTCCCAGACCCTGACCGCGTGGGTGACCCCGCCGACGGTCGAGGATCTCGACGGGCCGCGTGCCTACGTGTGGGGCGGCCGACAGCACGGACACCGGCAGACAATGCCCCGGGCCAAGCCGTACCAGCCGGAGACGGGCGGCTTCCGGTGGATCGACCACACCATCGACATCTACCTCGTCTACCTGGCCAACCCGGACGATCTCGAACTTGACCAGGAGTTCCCTCTCCTGATCGATGCGGTGTTGTCGCAGATGTGGAACGCCGAGATGCCGACGAAGATCGAGGACTCGACCACGGGCGTGGTCTCTCAGGTGCTGCTGGTCGGTGAGGACTGGGAGATTGAGTACCCGCCCGCGCACGCTCCGGCGACGCAGCGGATGGTCTATTACTCCTGCCGCATCGCCATGGACGTCCGTGAGGCGGTGCAGGGGTGAGTATCCAGGTCAAGGTGACGCGGCCGAAGCGCGGGTTGTCCGGCCCGTACCGGTTCAAGGCGATTGCCGCCGCGTGGGGGGCCGAGGTCACTCCGCTCGTGCAGAGCGCGCTGAAGGCGAAGGCGCCGGTCGCGAAGGAGAACGGTGGCCGGCTACGGGACTCGATCCGGCACAAGCAGCTCAACGGCTCCGGTCTGACGGTCACCTTCTACACCGAGGTGCCGTACGCCCGGTACGTGCTCGACGGCACCCGCCCGCACGAGATCCGGCCCCGCACTGCGAAGGCCTTGCATTGGAAGGACGCTGGCGGCGACGTGTTCGCCCAGGTCGTCAACCATCCCGGTACGCGACCGAACAAGTTCCCCGAGCGGGCCATCCGGCCGCTCTTGCCGGCGCTTCAGGGCCGGTTCAGGCAGATCTCCATGGACGCCCTAGGAGGCGAATAGCCGTGAGGCTGCGTTACATCGGCGCGTCGCCGATCACCTTCGTCGAGGCGGGTGAGCTGGAGCCGGGGGCCGAGTTCAACGTGCCCGACGACCAGGCCGACGGCTATCTCCGCCGCGACGACATCGAGGAAGCCCCGCCCGAGCCCGAGCCGGATCCTGCGCCGGCGAAGGCGTCGCGGAAGGCGTCGAAGCCCACCGAGACCGCCGCCGACGCGGCCCCCGAGGAGTAGGCCATGCCGTTCCCCACGATCACTGAGAAGAGCGGCGCCCTCTCCGCAACCGGCCTCGCCAAGGAGGCCACGTTCGGCACCCCGGTTGCCGCGACCACATTCCTTCCGGTTTCCTCCAACACGATGGAGGAGGACCCCGGCTGGTTCTCCCCGACTCTGATGCAGGGCCTCCGGGACAAGCAGCTCTACAACTTGTACGGCGAGGCGAAGTTCGCCGGAAGCGTCACCGGACCCATCTTCCCGTCGAACGCGATGGCGTTGATGGTCGCGTCCATTGGCGCGGACGCCCCGGCCGGGTACGGCGTCACGGGCACGGCGGGGACGGGCTCGACGACACTGTCCGGCAGTGTGTCGGCAGGAGCCAGCAGCGTCACGGTGCTCTCGGCCACAGGGTTCACCACGGGGCAGGTCGTGCAAATCGACAGTAACAACCCAGCGACGCCGACCACGTCCGAGTGCCGGAAGATTACCGTCAGCGGGACGACGTTCACTTTGGACCAGCCACTCGTCTACGGGCACGCCTCCGGCGCCACGATCACCGGCGTGGTGGCCCCGTACACGCACACGATCAACCAGGCCAACACGCTGCCGTCGCTCACGGTGGAAAAGAACATCGGCGGCTTCCAGAGCCTCCAGTTCGCGGGCTGCCGGGTGAACAAGTTCGACTTGAAGGCCCCCGTCGGGAACTCCCCGGTCGAGATGACCGCGGACATGATGGGCCAGTCCGTCCAGGTGCTGAACAGTCCGACTGCGATCTCGGTGGCGAACGAGATGCCGTTCGTGTTCGCTGAGGCGGCGCTCACGATCTTCGGTTCATCCCGGGCCGAGGCCAGCAACGTCGCCATCTCGGTGGAGAACGGCGTCAAGGAGACGTACACGTACTCGGGGAACCACGGGCCGAGCTTCCTGACCCCAGTGAACCTGCACTGTAACGGAACGATCGACCTGGTCTTCGACTCGCTGAACGATGCGACGTACGGAGACTTCAACCGCATGGTCAACGGAACGCTTGGCGCGCTCACCTTCTCACTGACGCACCCGTCGACCAACGGCACGATCACGATCAACCTGCCGCAGATCGCGCTGTCGAAGTTCGCCAACGACCTCAAGGCCGAGGACGTGATCCTCTCCCAGCTGACCTACGAGGCGTCCCGGCCCCTGTCCGGCGCCAGCCAGTACACGATCAGCGCGACGGTCGTGAACTCGGTCTATACGGCCTACTGAGCCGACCTTCCCACGACGCCCTGGGCCGTCCGGCCAGGGCCTTTTTCATGCCCGTAACCCTCAGGAGCACCAATGGGCTTTCTGTCCGCTTACTCCAGTACCCGCAAAATCGACGTCGGCGGCGGGTACTGGGTCGAGATCAAAGAGTGTCTGACGATCGTAGAGAAGCAACGTGCCGAGAAGGCACTCTCGTCCGGCCCGGTGATCGACCAGACCGGCCGCGGTTCCGCACAGATGGACATGCCCGCGTTTCACACCGAGATGGTCGTGGCCTCGATCACCGGCTGGAACCTCGATGAGGACGACGGAACCGTCTGGCCGCTGACCCCGGAGCCGGTCAAACGGAAGAACATTGGCCGGCTCCCGGCCTCCGTCTTCGATCAGATCTTCAAGGAGGTCGACGAACTGAACGGGCCGAAGTCGGCACGGGAGCGGGCCCAGTTTCCTAAGCCGGGCGTCGGGGGCGATCCGGATGGGGACGGAGGGACCGCCGTCCCTGTCGACGTTCTGGGCGGAGCAGCAGCTGTGGCAGCGCCTGGGGCTACACCTGACGGATCTGGAGACCAGGCCGTGGCGTGAGGTCGAGGAGTACCTCCTCTACATCGAGCTGATCACCCGCGAAGAGCAGGCACAGCAGAGGAGGGCGAACAGTGGCCGGCGCTGAAATGTTCACTGTTCTCGCGGTCCTGGAGGCCCGCGACCTGATTTCGGAGGCGCTGGACAAGGCCGAGGCGACGGTGAGTCGGTTCTCTGGCGCATTGCAGCGCATGGCCGGGGTGGCGGAGGAGTCCGGTGCCCGGACCGACGAGGCCTTGCTTCAGACGGCATCGGGGGCGAACGCCCTCGACCTGGCGACCGCTCGGGTGGAAGCCGCCCAGGCGAAGATGGCAGCGGCAACCCGTGAGCAGGCTGCGGCCGAGGAAGAACTGCTCAGTGTCCAGCGGCAGACTGCCGCAGGGGAGATAGACGCCGCCGAAGCTGCGGACAAGCAGGCGGCGGCTCTGGCCCGGCTCCAGAAGGCCGAGCGGGAAGCCGCGGTGGCCAGCAAGGAACTGGGTACCGCCGAGAAGGCACAGGCGGACACGGCCGCGGCTGCGGCTGCGCGGACCGATACGGCTGCAGCGAGCCAGGGCCGTTTCAGCGGGGCGGTGGCCAAGGGCGGCGCCGTCATGAGCGCGGCGTCGAAGCTCGCCGTCGGTGCCGGTGTAGCGGTCGCGGCGATCGGCTACGAGTCGGTCAAAGCGGCTACCAGCTTCCAGACGCTGACAACGCAGCTGGTGACGACTGCGGGTGAGGCGCCGTCGGCGCTGAAGCAGGTCCAGAACGGCATCCTGCAGATCTCGACGACCACGGCGACGTCCGCGAACGATCTCGCCAAGAGCATGTACATCGTGGAGGCGGCCGGCTACAACGCCGCCCACGGCGGTCTTGATGTCCTCAAGGCCGCTACCGAGGGCGCCCGGCTGGAGAACTCCGACTTCAAGACGGTCGCCAACGGGGTCACCGACATCCTGAAGGACTACCACCTTGGCGCCAACCAGGCGGCGAACGTCACGAGCCAGCTGGTCGTGGCGGTCGGACACGGCAAGGCCAACTTCCAGCAGTTCTCGTCCGCGCTGAGCAACATCCTGCCCCTGGGCGCGGCAGTACACCTGAAGTTCAACGACCTGGCCGGCGTGCTCGCGGAGATGACCTCTCACGGTGTGACCGCGCAACGCGCGAGCCAGAACATGGCGAACGCCCTCCGGTCGCTGGAGGCCCCGAGCGGCACGATGGTCAAGGAGTTCAAGCAAGTCGGTATCACCAGCCAGGACGTGCAGCAGCACCTCAGCACGCAAGGCCTTGGTGGAACCCTGCAGTGGCTGTCCGGCATTGCCAAGGACAACGCTTCCCGGCTGGGCCAGACCTACCCGGGAGCGCTGCGGGCGCTCATGGGTACCGCGGCCGGCCTGAACGTGGCTCTGATGACGACAGGCGAGAACTCCAAGGACGTCAACACGGGGATTGCCGCGATCGGCAAGGCCTCCGCTGACTCCAAGGGGAACGTCCAGGGGTTCAGTGACGTCCAGCAGACGCTCGGCTTCAAAATGGATCAGGCGAAGCAGGCCATCCATAACACGGGCATCGCAATCGGCATGGGGCTGCTGCCTGCGGTGACGCAGCTCGCGACGGCGGTGACATCAATCATCACGCCGATCGCCGACTGGACGAGCGAGCACCAGACGCTGTCGGCCACGGTCCTCGAATCCGTAGCCGGGTTCGCAGCGTTCGTCGGGACGGTCAACCTGACCGTCAAGGCAATCAGCTCCGTGAAGAGTGCGTTCTCCGGTCTAAAGGCTGGGTTCGACCTACTCAAGAGCGGCGCTGGAGCCGTGCGGACGTTCGGAAGCAGCCTCCGCACAGTGCTGGTTGAGGGTGGCCAAGCGGCCTGGTCCAACATGGTCATGGGCATCAAGCTGGTGGGCTCGTCCATGAAGGAGGCCGCGCTCGCCGCCCTGGAATTCTCCAGGAACATGCTGGTCTCTGCCGCATCGGGCCTGCGCGCCGCGGCAGCTTGGACGGTGGAGAAGATCGCACTGGTGGCGTCGACGGTGGCGGAGAAGGCCGCCACAGCGGCGCAGTGGCTGCTGAACGCCGCGATGGACGCTAACCCCATCTCACTCATCATCATCGCGCTAGCGGCCCTGGTCGCGGCCTTCGTGTACTGCTGGGACCACTTCAAGGGCTTCCGGGACTTCTGGAAGGGCGCCTGGAAGGACATCCAGGGCGCCGCGGAGGCCGGGCTGCACTTCATCGAAGGCGCGTTCGGGAGCATCGTCGGGCGGGTCGAGTCAGCCTGGTCGATGATCAAATCTGTTTCGACCGCACTCTGGCACTGGTTCGTTGGCTTCGTAACGTCGCAGGTCAGCGCTATCGCGAGCCGGATCGCGTGGTTCGGTCACCTGGGCTCGATGTTCGCTGGCTGGCTGGGGTCCGTCGAGCGCGCCGTCTCGTCCGGAATCAGCACGGTGGTCCGGTTCTTCGAGAATCTGCCGCACACCATCCTGAGCCTGCTCTCCGGCGCCGGATCCTGGCTGGTCGGTGTCGGCGTCAACCTCGTGGAAGGCCTGTGGAACGGCATCGCCTCCATGGGGTCGTGGCTGTACAGCCAGATCTCGGGATGGATCAAATCCGTGGTGCCCGGACCGGTCCTGAAGGTCCTCGGGATCTCCTCCCCGTCGAAGTGGGCGCACTGGGCCGGTCAGATGGTCGGCCAGGGCCTCGCCAACGGCGTCCTTGGCTCGCAGGACACGGTGGCGGCGGCAACGCACAAGTTGGCACAGTCGGTTACCGGCACGGCTGCGGGAACCCTGTCAGCGGGGCTCACGGTCACCGGGACCCCGTCGTTCTCGCTGGCGGGCACGGCTGGCCTGGTCGGGGGCGGGGCCGCCGCTGGTGGCGGCACCGTAATCATCGACCTGCGTGGTGCCCAGGTCATGTCGGATGCCGATATGAAGAAACTTGCTGACAAGATCGGCGCGCAGATGCCGCGCGCGCTGGCGTCGGCCGGCGTCCGGATCCGCGCGTGACAGGCCGATCGCAAGACGCGAGTCGTGAGCACGGTGTTGGGGGTGACGTGTGGTCGCCACCCCCAACCTGACGCTCACGATCACACCGCCGGGTGGATCGTCTACGGACTACACCCAGTATCTGGCCTGGTCCGGGACACAGAGCCAGTTGACGATCACGCAGAATTTCGGCAGGCAGGGCGACACCGCTGTCCTCGTACTCGTTGACGAGTTCGTGATGACGCCGCACTTCTGGATCCCGGTGTTCTCGCAGGTCAAGCTTGTCGACAACGCGCTCGGGTTGACGTTGTTCGCTGGGGTCGTCACACAGCCGGTCCAGGATGCGACGTCGCCGACGAGGAACGAGTGGACGTTGCACTGCGTCGACTACACGTTCTACGCGGACAACGCGATCGTCCACGGCACGTTCATCGGCCAGACGGTGGACCAGATCATTGTGGCGCTCACGGCGCAGGCGAACTGCGGCATCACGGCGAAGCAGATCTCGCACGGCGGCTACGTCGCGCCGGGCCCGCAGCTCGCGAGTTTCGTCCTCAACTACACCACGCTGTCGGATGCGTGGCGGCGTCTCGCGACCCTCGCAGGCCAGGTCACGCCGTATGGCTGGTACGTTGACGAGGGCCGTCACCTGCACTTCTATGACGCCACCACCGCGCAGGCCTCCGGGGTCACGTTCACGACCATCCCGACTGCGGTCAACGGGTCGACGACTGAGGGCCACATCTACAGCGAGCAGCAGTTCGGCTACGAGTGGGACGGGACCTCGGTTAGGAACAGGGTCCTGGTGCAGGGCGCTAACCAGTCCATCACCTACGGCTCAGTGGCCAGCAGCAAGCCGACGGACACGTGGGTGGGCAACGGCTACCAAACGGGCTGGTCGCTGCGATACACGGTCACGGGCAGTCCGGTCCTGTACGTGGGTGGCGTCTCCAAGTCGGTGACGGTGGTCGGTGCGGGCTCGTCGAGCAATGCGACGTGGCAGGTTGTGCAGGACTCGATCGGTAAGTGGTCGTTGGTGACCACGGGGGCCGCGCCGCGCTCGGGTGTCGTCCTCAAAATCTGGTACGACTACCTGGTCCCGGTGACCGCGCAGGCGAACGACTACGCCTCCCAGAACAAGTACACAGGGCCGAACCGGGGCGTCTACACCGAGTACATCAACGACACCTCGTTGTTGACTGTGCCGATGGCCCTGGCCCGCGCGATGCGGGAACGCACCGAGTACGCCGACGCAGTCGAGAGGATCACGTTCACCACGACCGAGGACTTCCTCGGCTGGGTCCGCTCCGGCCAGACCTGC